CTTTCTATGCCGGATATGCTTCAACTTATGCTGGTATTAACACTCACCATGCAGCTGTTATTGTTACTGGATTCAGTAATGTAGTATGGAACGGTACTAACAGCACGGCTGGTGGATATGTAAACAGCTTAATTCATAAATGGCTCGTTGGTTCTGCATTACCACAGATTGAAACATGGTTCGGTTCTGCTAAGGTTCTGTCACATCAGAAACTGCTTACAAATGCAATTACAGGCGATGCTGCTTCCGGATGGGCTTGGAGTTCACAGAAGATTTCTCTTTTATCTGAAAATCAGATGTATGGTTCTAAGGTATGGGGCAACAGTAAAGCTAGTAACGGTGGATATGAACCAGGAGAAGCTTTTAAACATCTTAATGTATTTAACCATATTGATGCAAACCTATTATTTGGAAATAAGAATATATGGTTAAGAGATATAGCATCTGCCGAGTGGTCGGCTGGCCTGAGCCGCAGCGGTTATGCCAGCGACTCTGATGCTTCGGCTACGTGGGTCGCTCCGGCTGCGCTTATCCTTTTATCCTAAATCCCGTGTCCTTGTGACACGGGTAGATATGGAAAGGGGGTGAGTACCATTGAGCAGAGTTCCAAGTTCCAAACGTAAACCATCAGAAGTAGAATTTATTACTAATGCTGAAAAGATACACGAATTGGTAATTAAGAGTATATATCATGATTTTGGAGTTAAAACCGATAGTCAGAATAAGTTATGGCTCATTAACAATAATAAAGCTGTACTAAAGACTTATGCTGATCGTCTTATAAACTGTGTATATTCTGCTAATTCTATATATCCAGCGTGTAAAGAAGAAGTTATTGAACGTAAATTAATGTGGGATAGAGCGATAGGTTGCTGTCAAACAATTGAAACTCAATACAAACTGATGAAACGAGAACTGGACATTCATATAGGACTTGCCGAAGAACTTCTTAGACTACTCGAACACGAAAAGAATCTTCTGAGAGGAATCAAACGTTCGGACACGAACAGATACAAACATATTCAATAATAAAAATAAATCAACAAAAATATCTTTGGTTACATTCTGTACATCTGCCGAGAGGTCGGCTAACCTGAACAACAACGGTAATGCCAACAACAATGATGCTTCGAATACGAGGGTCGCTCCGGCTGCGATTAACAGGACAAAGCGGATTGGCATCGGTGGCGTCAAGCCACTACAAAACCAGTCCCACCTGATAAGGAGAATGTGACCATCCTTCACAAAGGAGGTAAATACACAGTGTGATACAGTCATTTACGAATGGATCTGTTATAAACGCACTGCTACCATTATGAATTTATCTGAACTATTTACAATAGACAATATGGTTGATGCTTACTATTCATGCCGACAAGCAGCACCTTGGAAAACTGAGGTACAGAAATTTGGTTTGAATCTTGTAGGCAACTGTATAGCATTACAGAATGAAATCCTAACTGAAACATACAGGACATCTAAACCAAGGCAATTCACTATATCTGAACGTGGAAAGTTAAGGCTGATAGAAGCTCCGGTATTCAGAGATAGAATTGTTCACAGAATACTGAACAAAGGCTATCTTTTACCATTACTGACTCCATATCTGATACATGATAATGGTGCATCAATGCCAAACAAAGGTACTGGATTTGCAAGAAGCCGATTAGAAGAACATCTGCATAGATATTACTTTGAACACGGTTCTGACGGATATATCTTGCTTGGAGATATTCATCATTATTTCGATTCTATAAGACAAGATATATTAATTCAGATGCTTGCAAATAAGATACCGCCTGAAGATAATGACATTTTCAGACTGTTATCTTATATCATATGCTCATCAAAATATACAGAAGATGAGGACGGACTTTCGCTTGGTTCTGAATTACCACAAACACTGGCTGTATTTTATTTATCGCCGCTTGATAACTTTATTAAGATTGTCAAAGGCTGTAAGTTCTACGGTCGGTATATGGACGATTTTTACATTATCAGTGATGACAAGCAGATGCTTAATGGCTTAGCACATGAGATCAATAATTATCTTAATCAGGCAGAATTAATGTTGAATGAACGAAAAACTCAGGTTGTTAAATTAAGTCACAGCTTTACGTTTTTACAAACTAAATACAGTCTTACAGATACAGGTAGGATTGTGAAACGGCTTACACACAGTAAAGTAGTTAGGCAGCGTAGAAGAATGAAGGCACACGGTAGACTGTATAGAGAAGGTATTTTAACTTATGATACTTGCTATAACCAGTATAAATCGTGGCGGCAGTCTATACTTAAATCATATAATGCTTGCTATACAACAATTAAAGCACTCGATAACGAGTACAAAGAAATTTTTGGAGAGGAGTTTATCTTATGACACAAGAAGAATCAATTGAAAGATTTAACCAGCGTGCAGAATTAGAACACAACCTTATAGAAGCAAAGTACGCTTTATCAAGCACTGACTATAAGATTCTCAAAATCTATGAAGCACGTATTATGGAAAAGGCTGATCCATACAATGCAGAAGAAGTGATTGCATTACGTGAACAAGCAAGAGCTGACGTTAATAAGTATGAACAGCTTATTGCCGACTTTGATGCTGATAAGGAATAATATTTTAAGTAACTGTTTACAAAATAAGGAAACAAAATAAATCGAGATCAGTAAACCAAATTCAAGTTTGATAGGTAGAAAAATGAATGAAAAAAAGAAAATATTAAACTTTGTTCTTAGGTGTCCTGAATGTAATTTAGCTTTATTCAAGGCAAGATTCATTCAAGATTTACCAATAAAGCAAAACTATCATTGCTATGGTTGTGACCGCGATATAATTTTCAGCCCCGATGATGTTGAAATTAACTTTCGTGTCAAAGATCATGAGAACATAGTGAAGATTTACTAAACCAAATCCCAGTTTGGTAGAGGTAAAGAGAATGGAAGAAACAGAACTAAAGCCTTTAAATGTTGATGATAGAGGATACACAGAAGTATTTGAATGTCAAAACTGTAAATCGTTAATAAGGGCACACATTTTAACTAAGTATATTGATTATAATTTCTGTCCATATTGTGGAATGAAGGTTAAAGACTGACGAACTACAAATTAAGGAAGTGATATAAAAATGAATGAAGATGAAAAGAAAGAACTTGAACAGCGCGCCTATAATTTTTTAGTACGTGCTGAAAAGTCAGAACGTGGAAATATAATAACCGGACGTCCGATTGTTTACAATTCGCGTACTGATTTGGGTTACTTCGACGAAATCATTGAAGCGGGCGCACTGAATAACACCGACCTGCAGGACGTGCGCTTTCTTGTCAATCATGACTTGTCAAGAATACCGCTTGCAAGGTCACGCCGCAACAATGGCAATAGTACAATGCAATTAACTGTAGATAATGAAGGCATGAGCATCCGCGTTAATCTTGATACCGAGAACAACAGCGAAGCCAGGGCGCTTTATTCTGCAGTAGAACGCGGCGACATTAGCGGTATGTCATTTATGTTTAGTGTACGCGGCGAAAAATGGGATAACCTAGAAAGTGAACACCCGACACGCCGCATAACAGATATTAGTAACGTCGTAGAGGTCAGCGCGGTTACAATACCGGCTTATTCGGCGACTACTATAAACGCGCGAAGCAAGGCGGCATTGGATAATGCCAGGTCTGCGCTGGAGAGTGCAAGACAGCAGAACGCAAACCCGCTGGACAGCAGGGCACTAGAACTTGAAAAAGCAAAAACAATTTTAATCATGGGAGGTAAATCATGAATAGAAAAGCTAGACTTGAAAAAAGACTTGCAAAGCTCATTGCTAAGCGTGACAGCATGAAGGCAAGAGCGCTTGCATCAACAGACGTCAACGAAGTAAGAAGCATTAACGAACAGCTTACAGATATTAACGATGAAATCGAAGATATCAACGACGAACTCAAGGAAATTGAAGAAAACGAAAGAGCAAAGGCATCTGAAGGCGAAACAAGACAGCTCCCGCCAACAAATGCGCAGCATGTAAACGCCGGTGTAGTTGCTTCGTTTACCGCTCCGCTTGCTGACCCGTCACAGGCCACAAGATCAAAGACAAACCCATATGAAAGTATGGAATACCGTATGGCTTTCATGGCTTACGTTCAGCGCGGCGAAGCTATTCCAGGAAAGCTTATTAACGACATTGCAGAATATCGCGCTTCACTTACACCAGAACAGCGCGCCGGCGTTCCGATTACTACAGCAGACACAGCGCCAGCAATTCCGTTTACTGTAATGCGTAAAGTTATCAATACCGTAAAATTAAGATACGGCAACCTTTACAGCAAGGTTGAAAAAATGACTGTTCCGGGTGGCGTTGAAATTCCAATTGGCGCTTTACGTGCTAAGTTTAAGTGGATCAATGAATCAACAGTTAGCCCACGCCAGAAGCTTGACACACTCGGCAAGATTCAGTTTTCATACCATACAGCAGAAATCCGTATTTCACAGAGCTTTCTTTGTAATCTTCTTACAATTGAAGCTTTTGAAAGCAAGCTTACAGAAGTTATTGCAGTTGCTTATGTCGAAGCAATGGACGACGGCATTGTTAATGGTAACGGTCAGGGTCAGATGCTTGGCATCTTAAATGATCCGCGTGTACTTGCAACTGGTAACGTTGTAACAATGACAGCCGCACAGTTTAGCAGCTGGACAGAATGGCGTAAGCGATTCTTTGCAAAACTCCCGCTTGGCTATCGCTCAGGTGAATTTATTTTTCCTATGAGTACAGTAGAAAGCTATCTTGAAACAATGTGTGACGCCAACAACAACCCTATATTTAAGCAAGCAACCGGACTTGAAGTCAATGACGGTGATGCGGCAGACCCTAACGGTAGATTTTTCGGCCGTAGAATCAGCCTTGTTGAACCTGATATTTTACAGGATTTTGACACCGCCAGCGCTAACGATATTGTAGGTATCTACTGGCAGCCTAACGAATACGCAATTAACGAAAACTTCGGCTTTAGTATGCGCCGCTACTTTGATGAAGAAAGCAACGAGTGGGTAGACAAGGCTATTGTTGTAGTTGACGGAAAGCCGCTTAATGTTAATGGCATCTGGCTTATCAAGAAGGCATAACGGGAGGGTCTGAACTATGACCAACGTTGAAGCTTTAAAGGCCGTTTATGTAGCACTCGGCGGCGATACCGCCGACGTTGCTAACGCCTTAACGATTGTTAATGTACTTAACGCAATATCTGATTTACTTGACGGGCAGGACGACGCAATAACAAACGCTGAAGCTATCGCGAATATCGCCGCTGTAGCTTCAGCAATTGCGCCAAAGCCAGAACAGAACAAGACTGTGACACCTGCGACAACATCACAGGAAGTTACTGCAGACACCGGCAAGGTGCTTGCAAAGGTCACTGTTGAAGCAGTAACAGCCGCTATTGATGCAAATATCATAGCGACAAACATAAAAAGCGGTGTAACTATCTTAGGCGTAGAAGGCACATACACCGGCGACTAATCAAGGAGGTATATGAAATATGATCAACAAGGATAGAATTGTACCAATCACAAAAACCGATTTACTTACAATGTACGGTACTATGCTGAAGATTGCCAGCGTTTCAGTTACAGCACTTGAAACAACAGCAACAGACGGTACATTTGTTATTGCCAGCGCTTCAGGCACTGTTATAGCTAATGAACCAGTCAAGTCCCTTGAAATTACAACTGGCACAAGCGCAACAATTTACTTTGTACCAGCTTACGACTTTAAGGGCTTTACAATTGCCGGCGTTCCTGTTACAACAACAGGCGCAACAGTAGATCCGGACGGGGCAACACTCTATACGGCTACACTGAGCGGCGGCAATGCAATTGCAATTGCAAAAGTAGGCTTTTAACTTTAATTAGTCATAGAAATACTCCGAGGTGGTAACAATGGCAGACACAACACTATTAGCTAAGGTAAAAAGCGCGCTGGGCGTGAGCGGTACCTATACCGATGACGCAATTTCCGTTTATATTGACGAAGTTGTTGACTATATGCGAGGAGCGGGCGTTTCACCGGCAGTTATTAACGCGTCTGCCGGCGTTGTCGCCAGAGGTGTGTCCGATCTATGGGACAATGACGCCGGCAATACTAAGTTTTCACCGTATTTTCATGAGCGCGTTTCACAGCTTGTTTTACGATCGTAAGGAGGCGCGGGTATATGCTTTACAGATCAAAGTCAATGCAGGAATTAAGAACACCTGTTAAGCTGCAGAAGCCGACCGGCAACAGCAAGGTCAACGGCGTAACACGCTATACTTACGAAAGCCTTGAAACGGCTGACGTTATCTTTACAAACTGGAAAACATACGGCGGGACTGAAAATGTGGTAAACGGTATTGTAAGTATCATTGATACAGCCAGCATAACGACGCGGTACAGACCCGACATAAAGGCAAACTGCCGGCTTGTCAGAGAGGACGGCGCCGTCTATGAAATCATATCAGAACCTGAAAATATTGATATGGCTAACCGGTATTTACAGCTTAAATGCCAGCGCGTAAAAGGCGGTGTTTAAATGCCGCGTAACACTATGAAATTCGATTTTCCGGGATTCGACGTGCTGAAAAAGAAGCTTGACGCACTCGGCGGCGATGCAACACAGCAGGCTGTCAACAGCGCTTTGAAAGCTTCAAACGCTTTGGTAGCATCAAAAGTCAAAGACGCTATGAAAGAGCATGAACGAACCGGCAAAACTGAAGAAGCCATTATAACAAACACTCCGGTAAAGTGGAAAGGGTCAATTGCTGAAATTAATGTTGGTTTTGACTTTAACGACGGCGGTTTACCTAGTATATTTCTGATGTATGGGACGACCGTACACGGTCAGCCGCATATAACACCGGATCGAAATCTTTACAACGCCGTCTATGGTGCGGCGGTAAAGCGAGAAATCAAAGCAATTCAGGAAAAAGCTTTTAATCAAGTAATCGAGAGGGTGACGAAACTATGAAGGCAGAATTAATAACGCTGCTTGAAACGCTGGGCTATCCTGCATTTTTACAGGGCAGTTTAAACAGCACTGAAGACTATCCCGCGAGTTTTTTCACAATCTGGAACTTTGAAACGCCTGAAACTGCTTTTTATGACAACGACGCAGGCCGCGCAGTATGGGGTTTTTGGATTTATTTTTATTCAGTAGATCCCGCGTTAGTTGATCAGCAGCCAGAAGCGGCACGGCAGTTAATGAAAAAAAGCGGCTGGATTCTCGAAGGTAAAGCAAATGATATCAGCGTAGACGTACCGACACACACAGGCGCTTTTTTCACAGCTTATAAATTTGAAAATTACAAGGAGGGTTAATCATGCCAGATATTACAACAGTAAATGATAAAGTGGTAGAATTCCGCGGTGTTGATAATCTTGTAATTGCAGAAGTTACAAAAGATTCACTTACGGAAGACTATACAACCGGAGCGGTTCAGGTGCTTGCACCAGTCGCAGAGATCAGCAAAACAGTTGAATCAAGTAGTGAAACACATTACTATGACAACGTGGGCGCGCTTGTTATTCGTTCCGAGGGATCAGACGAAGTTACGCTTACAGTACCGGCTTTGAGCCTGCCAATGCTTGCATACATTACAGGTAAGCACATTGACGACGTAACAGGAGCATTTATCGACGGCGAAAGCGTAGAAAGATACTTTGCTATCGGTTACAGACTTAAATTAACGGACGGTACATACCGCTATGTATGGCGCATGAAAGGCGCTTTTAGCATTCCGGACGAAACATCTTCAACAGAAAACAACGGTACCGACACAAATAACCAGCAGCTTGTTTATACAGGACTTCAGACACTTTCAAAGTTTGATAATGCAGGCGGTACAGGTGTAGCAGGCCGCGCTAAGTCGGTAGTAATCGACGAGAGGGACGGCAAGTGCGATTTAACAACATTTTTCAGCATCGTACAGACACCGGACACAGTCGGCAACCTTGCTATCAGTACAGTTACAGCGCTCAGCATTGATAAAACAACATCTTCTATCGTTGTTGGCGCTACTGACACAATTACAGCAACAACAACACCGACAGGCAAAAATGTTATCTGGACAACATCTAATCCAGGCGTTGCAACAGTCAGCGGCGGCGTAGTAACCGGTGTAGCAGCTGGTACAGCTGTAGTTACAGCAACAGCGGGACATTATTCTGCGGCTTGCACTGTTACAGTATCAACTAACTAATCAAAAATACTTGATCCGTGCGAACGTCTGTATTATACAGGCGTTCCGCGGTGATTTTTTAGAAGGAGATTATATATGAACTTAAAACTTAATGTATACGACGGTAAGACAGTAGTAAAGACATACACAGCCGAAACACTGGACTGTGAATTCGGCATTGTAGAAGATATACTTGACGCACTTAATACTGACGATATTAAAACGGGCAGTAAAAAAGAAATTGGTTTTATGGTGCTAAAGTGTATGAAACAGCTTAAACCATTTTTGAAGGACCTTTTTTACGGGATCACAGATGAAGAATTGAGAAAAACCAAAACGTCAGAAATAATTGACGTTTTCAAAGGCGTGTTTGAATTCGCAACAGGTGAAATTGCAAGCGCAACAGAAGGTATTGAAAAAAACTAACTGACGGGAGCGCGACTCCCGAAACGTTATATGAAATATTATTTGATCTTAATACGAATTTATGCAGCAATTATCCCGCGCTTGACCCTTTTAAAGTCAGACGCGAAAAATTTCATGAAGTAATGCTTATTTTCAGGCGGATTCACATCAAGAACACCCGCGAAGGAAAGCAGACCACAGAAGGCGAAAAAGTGACGCGTAAAAATGGCGTTTTAAGACGTCCCGCACGGGATGATAGTTGGTATTAAGAAAATAAAAGGCTACAAAAGGCGGTGAGGTCATGGCTGAAAACGTAACGACTAAATTTAAAGTTGATATATCTGATTTAAAACAGGGCATAAGTGAAGCTAACAAACAAATAAAATTAGCTAGCGCTGAATTCAAAAATGCAACCGTAGGAATGGACGACTGGTCGAAATCTGCCGACGGTCTGAGTGCAAAGATAAAACAGCAGTCAAGCGTTGTCGAAGCAGAGCAGAAAAAGCTTGATTTGTTAAAACAGGAGCTTGCACGTCTGAACGCGGCGCAGGAGAGCGGCCAGAAAGTAATTGACGACTTAAACGCTAAATACGAAGAAGCTGTTAAAGTATACGGCGAAACCAGCGCTGAAGCTAAAGCATACGCAAAACAGCTTGACGAAGCAGAAGCGGCGCAGGAAAGAAACGCAAACGCCGCTGAAGACCTGCAATTAAAAATTTTAAATCAGGACACGGCGCTGAAAATTGCAGAACATGCTTTAAGCGGCTATGAATCATCATTAAATGATCTTGTGAGCGGTTCAGACAATGCCGCCGGCGCAACAGATGAGCTTACCGGATCAGTTGATAAGACTGACGGCGCCTTAACTGATACCGTCAGCGGCGGTTTAAATTCGTTCAGCGTGGCGCTTGGTAATCTTTGCAGTAAAGTTATCGAAACTGCAATTGCGAAGCTGGGCGAACTGGCCGACGCTGTTAAAGAAAGCTATTTAGAGTTTGACAGCGGGCGCGATAACGTCATTAAAGCGACAGGCGCAACAGGTGAAGCGGCGCAGGAGCTGACAAAGAGCTATGCGAATGTAGCCAGGAAAGTAGTTGGCGACTTCGACACAATCGGCTCCGCGCTGGGCGAAGTCAATACAAGATTTGCATACACCGGTCAAGAACTTGAAGACACAACAACGGCATTTATGAAATTTGCCGATATCACCGGGATGGACGCAACCGCCGCCGTAAGATCAGTTAATAGAGCGATGCAAAACGCCGGTATACCGCTTGAAAACTATCAGGAATTACTTGACCAGTTAGCAGTTGCGGGGCAGGCTTCAGGAATCAGCGTCAGCAGTTTGGCAGAATCGCTTACCAAAAACGGCGCGTCAATGCGTCAGCTGGGATTTAATACAGAAGAAACTATTGCGCTGTTATCTCAGTTTGAAATTGCCGGCGTCAATGGTGAAACTGCGCTTGCAGGTCTGAAAACCGCGGTTAAAAACTGGGGCAAGGAAGGCAAAGACGCTAACGCAGAATTCCATAAAGCCATTGACACAATCAAGAACGCGCCAACAGACATAGCAGCAACAGAAGCGGCTTTTGAAGTATTCGGCAGTAAAGCAGGATCTGAACTTGTCGAAGCTATCAGAAGCGGGCGTTTCGCTTATGACGAACTGTTAGCAACAATTGCAGAATCAAACGGTACAGTAGAAAGCACGTATGATGCTACACAAAATGCATCAGACCGCGCGGCGCTTGCGCTGCAGAACGTAAGAGCGACAGCGGCAGAAATGGCTAACAATTTCATAACGAAGTATGAGCCGCAAATTCAAAGCGCTATTCAGAAAGTTATTGATATTATCGAAGAATACGCGCCGAAAATCGAAAGCGGCATTGACTGGCTGGAGTCTAACCTGCCAGAGATTGAATCCCTTGTTATAGCCATAGCTGTAGCTTTCGCTACATGGAAATTTGTCAGTGTAATTACTGCAGTAACTACAGCATTAGCCGGCATGAGCGCCGCGGAAGTGCTTGCCGCCGCGAAAATGTGGCTGTTAAATGCGGCAATGGCGGCTAACCCTATTGGCCTTGTAGTCGCCGCAATTGTCGGCTTGGTTACAGCTTTTGTACTTCTTTGGAATAAATCAGAAAAATTCAGAAACTTTTGGATTGGTCTGTGGGATGTTATCAAAAAGACTGCCGAAAAGGTATGGAAAACGATAACCAAAGTATTTACCGACGCGTATACAAAGGTAACAAAGACCTGGAAAGCGGCCAAAGCTTTTTTTGATACACTCGGAAAGGCTGTAAAAGCCGTATTTACGGCAATCAGAGATTGGATTATTAATACCACGTCGAAAGCCTGGAATACAGTAAAAAGTACGTTTTCAGGTGCGGCAAACTGGTTTAATAACACAGTCTTCAAACCGATAATGAAATTTTTCGAGCCGGTTATAAAATTCTTTAAAACATCATTTGAAGTTATTGCACAAGTCGCGGAGGGTTGCTGGAACGCAATAAAACTTGTATGGCAGGCTGTCGCTGACTGGTTTTCAAAGAATGTCATTGACCCGCTTACAAAGAAATTTACAGATTACTGGAACGCCATAAAGCAAGCTTCAGAACTTGCATGGAACGGCATTAAAGCAATCTGGACTGTAGTATCTACATGGTTTAATAATACTGTAATTCAGCCGGTTAAAAAGGTATTCAGTGACATGTGGAGCGGCGTAAAATCAGCCGCCGAAACAGCAGTAAACGGCATAAAAGCTGTATGGTCGGCAGTATCAGGCTGGTTTAATTCCAACATAATAGCACCGGTCAAAGATTATTTTTCTACTATGTGGGACGGCGTCAAGAGCGGCGCGGCGGCGGCATGGGACGGGATCACGTCTGTTTTCGGTCATGTCGCTGACTGGTTCAAAGACAAGTTTTCAAAGGCATGGCAGGCGGTTAAAGACGTCTTCAGCACTGGCGGACAAGTTTTTGACGGCATCAAAGAAGGCATTACGGCGGCATTTAAGAACGTCGTAAACGCAATTATTCGCGGCATTAACAAAGTAATATCTATCCCGTTTAATGCAATCAATAACACGCTTGATAAGCTCAGAAATATTGATATTCTCGGCAACAAGCCTTTTGAAAATGTTATTTCACGTTTTGACGTTCCGCAAATACCAGAGCTTGAACGCGGCGGCATATTAAAGCGCGGTCAGGTCGGTTTGCTTGAAGGTAACGGCGCTGAAGCTGTTATACCGATCGAACGCAACACAGAGGGTTTGAAGAAAATAGCCGGCATACTTGCAGAAGATATGAAGCAGTCCGTCGCTATGCTTAATACAGGCGGCCAGACGGTCACAAATTACAACTTTAATCAGACAAATAACAGCCCGAAAGCGTTGTCCCGTTATGATATTTACCGACAGACGCGCAATTTGATTAACGCTGCAAAGGGGGTATAAAGCTTTGTTTACACTGAAAATAGAAAACGCTAACGGCGAAATATTCGAGCTAACGCACGATTCAAGAAATTATTCAGTTATAGGTGTTGAAGGCTTGACATACCCGCCGACGGCAGTTAATACCAGCACCGGCGGCGGGCTTGACGGTACATTTCACAACAGCTCCCGCGTAGATCAGCGTAACATAGTAATTACTATTATTTTAAACGGCGATATAGAAGCTAACAGACAGCGGCTATATAAAATATTTAATCTGAAAAAGCCTTGTAAAATCTATTTTCAGAACGAAAACAGAAGCGTATTTATTACCGGCTATGTTGAAACGCTGGAAGGTGATTTGTTTGTGAAGCGCGAACAGATGCAGATAAGTATTATTTGTCCGCGGCCATTCTGGGAAGATCTGAACACGATCTATACAGAATTATCAAACACGCTGAAACTGTTTGAATTTCCTTTTAGTATAGCTTTCAATAATCCTATACCGTTTTCTGATCATATCGACTATCCGCTTGCAGTAATTGATAACATAGGCGACATTGAAGCCGGCGTTATCATGAATGTATCAATAACTGACACGGTAACAGGATTAAAGCTTTATAACCTTACAACACAAAAGTATATAGGTTTTGACTACAGCTTTGCCGACGGTGACGAACTAACCATAGACACAATCAGCGGCGAAATGTCGGCAATGCTTAACCGGAACGGCGCAATGATAAACCTGCTTAATTATATGACTGACGGATCAACCTGGCTAAAATTATTACCTGGCGAAAATGAATTTTCATATGCAGCGACTGCAGGAGCTGACAGTGTATCATGCACTTTTAAATTGTCGGCATTATACGGGGGTGTATGAATGAATTTATACATACACAAGTTTAACGCCGGCATGTTTCCGAAAGTAAAAGTTATTGATTATGCGGCGTCAATTATATGGATTAAACGCTTCAAAGAAGCGGGTTATTTTGAATTGTACGTAAAGGCTGACAAAGAATTATTCAAGCTTGTTACTGAAGAAAAAATGATAATGATAACACGCGACGACGACAGCTCCGCAATGATCGTTAATTCTGTGAAGCTTACAACGTCGGCAGATACCGGTGATTATCTGACTATCAGCGGCAAAAGTGCGGAGGGTATTCTCGGCCAGCGTATATTTACAAAACAAGCTAATTATACAGGCACTGCAGAAAGCATTATCCGCAAAATGATAACTGATAACATTATTGCGCCGACAGATTTAACGCGCAAGATTATAAACTTTACACTGGCCGAAAGTCACGATTTTACCGAGAACACAGAAAAGCAAGTAACCGGAAAGAACCTGCTTGACATTGTATCAGAAATATGTACGGCTTTTGAATACGGCTTTAAAGTCGATTATGAAGGCGGCCAGTTTGTTTTTGATCTTTATAAAGGCGTTGACCGCTCTTTGGATCAGAACGAAAACAACAGGGTTATATTTTCACCGGATTTTGAAAATTTGGGAAATACAGAATTCAGCCGCGATAAATCAACGTACTATAACAGCGTATACGTAGCCGGCGAGGGTGAAGGATCAGACCGTGTTATTGTCAATTTAAATTCAGGCTTTACGGGTTTATTTCTGCGCGAAATGTGGGCTGATGCGCGAACGACTTCCGCGACCACAGAAGAAGGCGAGCTTACGCCGGCAGAGTATGAAGCAGTTCTTGAAGCTCAAGCAGTGGACGAACTGGCAAAAGTAAAAGAATTAACTGATTTTAGCGGTGAAATACTGGCCGGCAACAGTTACAAGTACGGTATTGATTATTCTTTAGGCGATAAAGTAACAGTTATCAACGAATATGGGATCAGAGGTACCGCGGTAATATCTGAGATAACAGAAGTAGAAGACGAAACAGGGTATAGCATATATCCGACGTTATCAGAATGGAAGGTGTAAAACATGGCTTTAACTTATGGCTTTTTTGACAGTGTAAACGGCGACAGAAAATATAGCGCCGACGATATAAGCAATTATTTTTTGAAACTGATCAGTAACGGCGTATTCGCAACGCCGTCAAATGCAATGCAGGTTCAGCCGTCAAGCGGAATGACCGTACAGGTAACTGCAGGCTGGGCGTTTATAAACTGTAAATGGCTTAACAATTCAGCGCCTTATCTTCTGACATGTGACGCGGCGGACGTAGCTATGCGACGCATAGACAGGGTTGTACTGAAATTAGATCCGTCTGTAGGCGTGCGCGCGATATCTATGTATATCAAAAAGGGTACACCGGCGGCGAGCGGGGCAACACCGCCAGCACTTACAAGAGTTGACGGCGGTGTGTGGGAGCTGTCACTAGCTCAGATAAACATCCCTGCAGGCACAACAGAAATAACAGCCGCGCATATTGAAGACGAACGCGAAGACACAAGTTTATGCGGACTGGTAACAGGGTTAATTGATCAGATAGACACAACAAACCTATTCCAGCAGTACAACGCTGCATTTAATCAGTGGTTTGATACTGTCAAAGATACGCTTTTATCAAATACTTTGGTTAGATCATACCAGGGCTTTTATACAACGCTTGACGCGGACGAAGATGTTATAACAATCAATGTACCGCAGTACAATTATGCACTTGATATCTTGAACGTGTACATTAACGGGCTGAAGCTTGTAGAGGGTGAAGACTACACATTAAACGGCGCCGCTGGTACGATCACACTGACCAATGCTTTAGAGGTTATCGGAACGCCGGTAGAATTCGAGGTAATAAAGAGCATAGACGGAAGCGACGCCGAAAGCATTGTTTCACTTGTTTATCAGCTTCAGATACTTGTTAATAGCGTCAATACGCGTATGGGTGGGCTAACATTTATGAAGGTGACACAGACACAGTACGATAACATGCAGAGCCACGACGCTAACACGCTTTACGTGATAGTTGACGCGGTTTAAGGCGGTGAAATTATGGCTATTACAGGCACAGGAACAGAGTTAGATCCGTATATTGTGCATGATGTTACTGAAATGCATACTGTATTGAGCGGCTATAATACATACTGGTACGCGCAAACAGAATTCTGGATGAAACTTGACGCAGACATTGACGCCGAAAATATTACATGGCCGATAATGAGGGATCAGTATAACTCATATTTACCGGTTGCTAATATTGATCTTCAGGGACATACAATAAGCAATATAAAAGCTGTAACAAATAAATCTTATGAAATTTTCAACTGCAAAAAAATTGAAAACGGAACGATAGAAAACATAGAGCTTTCTATAACAAGTCCGATTTTTCAGGAAATTAATTTTGTAAATATGAAAATCTCAGCGATTATAACATTTGATATGTCTGAATACAGCGGATATTATAATTGTAATTATGTTTTCAGAAGTAACAATTTTGACGCGTGCATAATAGACGTTGATATAACTTTTGCAAACTCAAAAACAAATTATTTTGAAGGTAGCGGCGTTTTCTGGTTTTTTGCGGATAACAAAACAATCCAGAACTGCGATATTAACGTTACTGCGCATAATGTCAAGCTGACAAAAACAACACAATGTTATGACCATATTTTTCATACCAATTCAACCAGTGGCTTTACGGCGACAGTACAAAACTGCCGCGTAACTGGCAGTGTTGATGATTCAACGGTATGGCTGCAGGGTTTTCTTGCTTCAGCAGTAATTGAATTAATTGAATGTGTAATTGAAATTGATTTTTCAGAATGTACAATACCGGCTGACGCTTCAAACGGCGTACTGGTAGAAGCTACAGCAGACACAACAGTTATTAATACTGATTCACTGGCCGCCGCCGGCCTAAATGGTAAAATGTCAGCCGGTACCGGCATGATCCCTTGTACAGCTTCAGAAATTCGCGATTATGACGACTTGACCGCGGTTAATTTTCCGGTAACACCTACAGGCGAAACACCGCCGGCAGGGTGGAGCTGGCTTATCACAAACGGTTATCTGCCATACCTTGAAAACTTCGACCCGCCGCCGTCGCCGTCAGGACTGTATATTGGTGATTACAATATACAGAAAATGTATGTCGGCGATACTGCAGTATCGAAAGTGTACCGCGGCAATACGAAAATACTTTGACATTTTCTTAAACTTATTCGATATATAATCCCCTGAGGGCGCGCCGATCTGTTACGGGTCAGCGCGCTTTCACTTTGTCAATAAACTATCATTTTACTGTCAAAGCGATAAAACGCGGAAATAGTTTGATATAGTTTATGTAAGGGGGTCAAAATATGAAGATTATCATTACAAAACAATTGCTTGACAAATTCATAACGGAGGGTTGTCTATCGAAAGAAGAAGCTTTTATTATGCGTACCAGAATTGAAGGCTGGAGCCGGCAGGAGCAGGCCGCCGCACTGAATACCAGTTTAAGCAGCATTGACCGGCGAATCAGACGCTTGAAAAAAGTGTATGATGAAGTTCAGAAAAACAACCCTGAATTTCCTAGCAGACTTGAAAAATAATCAAGTTTAGATTTAAAAACTTGCGTAACAGGAAAGTTTTAAATACTTGACTGAAACGCAAGTTTATTTTTTAAAACTTGATTAAAATGCAAGTTTTGATTTTAAATCTTGATAAATATGCAAGTTTAAAAGAGGGGATCACCCCTCTTTTTTTACGAAGTTTTTACGAATTTTTACGAACGTTTACGAAGTTTTTACGAATTCCAGCATCAATTATTATCAACTATCATCAATCTAACCCGCGTAAATACGTCGATTTCCTTAGAAAATACGCGCTTTGCGAAATGTGTTTATTATTTCAGTAAAATAATATAAAATCAACCTAAGCCGCATAAAACCGACACTTTAAAATTTATTTACGAAGTTTTTACGAATTCCAGACGCTTTAAAGGTTTAAATTTTTTCTCAGCTCTTGTATATCCGGGTGACCGTATACACTGCGCAGCATTTTTAAATCTGACCAGCCTAACATTTCAGCGATAGCAAACAAGGAGCGTCCTTCGTTGACCCATAAGCTGGCGCGGCTATGTCTGAGTTCATGCGGGTTTAATATTGGTATATCAATATTATCCTGCATATAATAATCATGCATACGCTGCATAAATGCTTTGTAAGCGTACCGGAATACGGTTGACTTCATAACGTCGTCTGATTCAGGATTAGAAATATATTTATGCGTGCATGTTTTCAGCCAGTCAGCCGTTTCTTTGGTTATTGCAATTTGCCTGTTTCTGTGGGCGTTTTTTGGCTCCGAAACAATCATGAACTGCGACGACTTCGCCGGCGCTATAACGGCACCTTTGTTTATTGACACAGTGAGGTTTTCAAAGTCGATATCCTTAACCATAATACCGAGGTATTCGGATAAGCTCATACCGTAAGAAAGAAGCATATGAACGTGAAGCCCAAACGGATCTGACTTGCAGAACTTCAGAACAAGTTCAGCCTGAGCGGGATTATATACCCGCTTTGTGTTTTTCTGCGGTTTTTTTATGCGTATATTCTTACACGGGTTAATGCTTACAACAGCATTGTCTAT